TCATTAGCTTGTAAGTTGTATTAGTTCGCTGTTTGATAGTGCCGTGTCAAAGTACATTAACTGTTTTAATTTACCTCTAAAATAAAATACGCTCCCTAAACTACCATTTGTAAAATCAATTCTATCTAAACCTGTTGGCATAGTTTTGCCTATTTGCGTTGTACCAACTTGTGTTCCATTTACAAAAAGGGCAGTATCGTTGCCTTTGTATTTAAAAGCAATTTTGTTAAAATTAGTAAATGTATAACTTGTTGTAGATAGTGATGTTTGTGTTACACCCCCTGAAATTAAATCGGCTCTAATTTGATTATTGTTATTACCTAATTGAATTAACACCCTATTTGAAGAAGTGCCATCAGATATATTTATTACTCTATATGTACCGTCATTGCCTAATGCAGCAGCATCTATAAATAATGTACCCTCGCTATCGTTAAACGTATTAATATCTCCCGCTCCACTTGCATAGTCAATAGTCCTTGTAACTGCTGATGTTGTTGTTGGTATGTAGCTTGTAGGGTAGCTTCCTGTTTCGTACTGCGCACCCCAAACATATACATACTCGTTACCTGTTGCAGTCCAACTTTGATTAAAACTGCTATCCGTTAAATAAATACCAAAATAAGATAAAACGCTTGAAGATGTTGTGGCATACAATCTAATCCAACCATCAGGATATTCTTCAAAACCTACGTTAGAATAGCTGCCACCCCAAGTTAGTGTAGATAAATTAAAGTTGTAATCTCCTTGCGCTTTAAAAAGAATATAATCGTGGTTACCACGTTTTACAAACATAGACATAGTTATACCGCTTGGTATTGTAAAAGCACCTGTTCTTAATATCTTAAAATTTGTACCGCTATTTGCTTGTATTTTATTACCCGTGTTAGAACCGTCAGGAGCTGTTGTTTGGTTAGTTGTAGCTACCACATCAACAACATTACCCCAATAGCTTGTTTGTGTAAAATCCTCTGAATATGTAGTGCTATTAGTCCTTGTAGGCTCTAAAAGTAAGAAAGGGTCAGGCTGTACTACACCATCTATAAAGTTTCTACTTAACCTTGCTTGGTTTGCTACTGTGGTTTCTATAAGCCCATCGCTATTTACTCGTGTAGCATCCGCATCTGCTGATACTGTGAAATCCCCATCTCCATTAGCAGGTAGGACTGAATACAGTTTAGCACCACTTGCTTTATAACCGCTTGGTATCTGTACTAAAGTTGCTTTATCGTATATACTCATTGTTTAACTGTGTTATGTAGGGTATCTACTAAACTCTCTTGTGCTTCAATAGTACCGCTATCGTCTAATACTCTTTTTCTATAATCGTTTGCTTCGCCTACAATACTAATATAGGGATATTCTCCAACCCAACTACTTTTGTAGATTTTGCCGAACCCTATCGCATTTATTACTTTCCCCCAAGCTGTTGCCATTTATGTACTTTTTTAGTTTGACTATATTCTTACTTTTTGGTTTGTATGTTCTCATATTACACTTAACAATAATGAAAGTGTTAGCACCCATCCATTAAATAAACTATCTTTGTCAGGGTATATATCATCGTCAGAGTTCTGCTCATATTCAGGATATAAGTCGTTATTGAAACTCATATGGTCTATAAACCTTGTTGTGTAATACTCTGCTAAATCCCTTTCCTTTTGTACTAAAAAGTCTATTTCGTCTTTAGATGGTGTTTCTGCGTTCTCGCTTGTGTGCTTAAACAATCCACCATTTTTTAACTGATAAGCTGAATAAGGTAAATACTCTACCATTGCAAAGTGTATAAGCATTGGAGCAAGATACTCATCTACAAGTGTCTGGTAGTTGCCTGTTAGTGTACCTGCAATAATATCAGCTTGTAATTTATCATATAGCTTACTACCTGTGTAGTTTCTTATGTGTATCTCTTGGGCTATCTTAATAAACTGTATAAATTTATTAGTGTCTACATTGCCATCAAGAATACTATTCTTTACAAGGTCTGTTCTATTTATGAATAATGCTGTTGCCATACTTAATTTTTAAATCCCATTTTATTCCAATAAGCAGCAGTATAACCTTTATACTTCATATCTTTAGGCGCAACAGGTACTTTCTGTGCGTTAGTTTCAGGCTTAAATCCCTGACTTTTAGCTTCTGTTGTACTAATTACATCTCCTAAACTTTTAGACCCCTCTTTACGTGCGTATATACGTCTGAACCATCTATGGTTGCATCTTGCACCGCCTTTATACAGCCATATAGAATAAGTATCGCTACCATTCTTGCCAAACCCTGCATTTACAGCTTTAGCTTCCATAGCTACAATATCCTCTTTACGGTATACCTTTTTGGCACTTACCATCTTCTTACAAAACTCCCTACTTGTGTCTTTTGTCTTTTCAGGATTATACATATACCTTACAAGATACACTTTGTCCTCTTGCCCTTGTTGCTTTGACTTACCGTCCTGCTTACTCTCACTATATGGCTTGGCACTACCTGTACTTGCAAGGTTTGTGTTGAGACGCTCCGCATCGATTTGTTCGTTTAACTCTTTAATCTTTTGGTTAAATTCGTCATCGTTATCGTAATCTACTTCTTGCTCGTCAATTATCTCAAACTCTTTTAATATTTCATCTTCACTTTCGCCCAAGTCTATAAGTGCATTAGCAATTTCTGTGTCTACAAACTTATCCAAGTCAGAAGATAACTTAATACCTGTTTCTTCTTCTTTTGTTTCTTCATCTACAAGTTCGTTGTCAATCTCTGTAAATTCTAAAGGCTGTAAAGTCTTAAAATATAGGTTTAGTGAAATATTGTTATACGCTAATATTCTGTCAAACGCATCTATAAGTAAGTTTTGAAACGGTCTAATTACCGTGTTATCCATTAATATAGAAGCCGTCTTTAACTCGTCTGCATTGTTTCCAAGCCCTGTATTGTCTTTAATTCCTAAAAGCATAGGAGATACTACCCTGTGGGCTACAAGTATCTTACGGCTGCTCTCATCGCTTAAAAACTGGTATTGGTTATGCGCATCGCTTAATTGTACAGGGTCTATTGTAGCTGCTGTTTCAGGGCTATCGTTAAATGATAGTATAAACTTGCCTGCATTGCTACTACCTGAAAACTTATTATAAATACGTCTTTCTATTGCTTCTCTTTCTTCTGCACTTGGAGTACCACTATTGAAGTTAATAAGCATACTTGGAGAAAGTCCTGACTGGATGTTATTAATGTGGAAGTTAGATATTTCTTCCTCTAAATCTGCATATTGCAAACCACCTTGATAATCAGGTGTAGAATAGTATTTATATCCTGCTCTGTAAGGCTTTACATATAGTATTTCGATAGCTTCTTTAGAATGACCAAAAGCAGGTATTCTTTTAAGTTGGTTTTTACGGTTATACTTCTCCCAATCAGGTGAGTAGTAATATGCTTCTATTTCGCCTTTATCGTTGCATTTCTCGGCTGCTAACTGTTCAACAGGTATATGTTCTACTCTTGCTATTTTTTTACGGTCTTTAGAGTAAATAACCTGCATAGAACACTGACCAAACAATTTTAAATCGCTTGCTAACTTTCTAACACAGTCTTTATGTAAAAGTGTAATAGCTTGTGCGTACTCGTTAGGCTTTCTTTTGCTATCAGTAGCATCTAATCCCTTACCGTATATCATCTCGCTGATACCGTTAATAACAGCGTTATTGGTAGGGCTACCGTTGTACCTGTCTATTAGGTATCTAAAATATGAGTTATTATCCCCATAGGTTACATAGTCCTTACTCTTTTTTTCTTCAATAGTAGGGCTTACATAATTTGATAAACTTATTGCGTGTATCATAATACTATATAATCGTTATCGTGTGTATCGTTAGTTTCGTATACGTCTTTATTTACGTTGTATGTGCTTTGTTGTGTAGTTTGGTTAGTACAGAATACCTTATCTCTATATATTAGTGTGCTACCGCTTAACACCTCTAACGTATAAAAATGACCCTCTCTAAATGGCGCATTGTCGCTGCCAAATGTCATTGTAGCTGTAAGATAGTTATCGTCTGTACTTGTAGAAGCAGTAATACTTTGTGTCTTATTAGTCTGCTCATCCGTTACACTATATGTAAGCGTTCCATTAGCAAATACTCTTGGAATATATGTAAATGTCTGCGTCTGTGAAACTGATACAATCTTCATATAAGTATAACGTACAAATATGAATATTTACTATAAGGCAAAAAAAAAGGGAGCATATAGCCCCCCTTTATTAACTTACCCTATAACTCCTATGCGTCAGGGTCGATAGGTGTAGTTGCACTTACGTCAGGAGCAGTAGCAAAGAATGGTGGTGCTGTTTCCTGTGCTGAAGCTACAAGGGTAAACCCTGAAAGGTCTCCCATAGCTGCGCCAGTTACAATAGTGCCACCAGTAATCTCTGCACCGTGTTCCTTACCAATTAGGAAGTAATTCCCATTGTAATCCTCTACAACATAATGCGCTCTACCTGCGTTAAGAAGTTTAATCTCCTCTTGTGTTGCCACATCAAGATAGGTAAATGTTACATTAAGTGTTGTTTCATAGAAAGTAGTACCGTTCTCTCTTGAAGATGTTACAGAAGTTTCTAAAGATGAATTACCTTTAATTTCAAATTTAAAAAACTCTGCACTTCCATCAGTAGGG